AGGGCAATTACATTGTCCCAATCCTGAGTTACCATAAGACCGTCATCGTTCCAAAAGAATAACCATTCACCAGTTGCATGCGCCGCAAGAGTGTTTACATAGTGATGTAATTTGCCATAACCCAGAGGTGGAAACACCTGGGCTTTGCATTCTATCCCCAGCTTATTACAAATAGGAGCCAAATTTTCTTTTATAAACTCCTGTATCCCATCATCGTCATCGTCAATGCCCAACAATAATTCTAAACGACTGGGATCTGACGCTTTGGATAATAATCCTTCCACACTGCTAAGCATGACTTCTTTTCTACCCCTAGTAGGCAACAAAATACTGATTTTATTCATTAGCTGGCCTCAGACAAGTCATTTTGTGTATCACTTGAATTCTGATCAGGAGCAGTATCTGAAGTGCCAGGAGCAGTTTGTGGTAATTGTTCCTTTACTTCGTCGAGTTCTGCACTTTTAATTGCTTCCTCACGTTTTTTTCGAGTGGCGGCATTTTCATTGCCAAATAGCTTTCTGATATTGCCTTTAAAAGTATAATGCCCCACGTGATTGAGGCCGGTTCTGGGATCTAGGAACACATCACCACCCATCATCTGCCAGAGTCTACAAAATGTATAGTCTTCTGACAAGTAGCGGCGACTCTCCGGATCGATCATAGTATCAAACAAAGCATACATAAAGGGCTCGTATTGCTTGCCTACGTTGATATCATTTACATATTTTAATTCTGGGTGTTTATCAAACATCTGCTGAATAACATCTTTTTGTATGAGCATAAAGCCTGTACCAGCATCCTTGAGTTTAATTAAGTTGTCTACGACCTGCACCTGTGGAAGTCTATTGCCATTTTCGTCAGTATTAAATTCAAAGTTTACAACATAGTTGGAACTATGACCCTCGATAGTACTAGCAGTTTCCTCATACTTGTCGTTTCTTGCGGCATCTATGATACTTTGCCAGTTTACAGCCTTCTTGGGATATGCACCCACAACAATGGGCTTATTGTATGCAACCATTCTGAGGATATCTTCAGGATTAAATTCTATGTCTGCATCAATAAACATCAGATGTGTTGTTTTGGGGTTTTCCATAAAGAAACTTACCAAAGTATTTCTGCCACGTGTTACTAAACTTTCATTTGCCAATGTGCTAACAGTATAGGGAATTTCATATTTGTTAAACAATATGCACAAGCGCATCATACTCCTAAAGTACGGTTCACCAATTTGTCCACCATAGCAGGGAGTGGCAATAAAAACGTGTTGCTGTCTGAGATAGCCCACAGGCACTTCGATTTTTGCATCCAGCAATTTGTGCATAATATCGTCTGAATTACCTGAAGTATCTGGTGCAGGGGTGGAGGTAGCTTCTGTTACAGTTTCAGTAGTTTGGGATTTTGTACTTTTACGACTGGATTTTTCCTGTGCTCTGCGTTCTTTACGGTTCATTACTGTATCCTTGTTATGTGTTTGTGTGGAGCCCCAGGACGGATTTGAACCGCCGACATCGACATTACAAATGTCGCGCTCTGCCAACTGAGCTACTGGGGCTTGTTTTGATATTTACACAGGGAAAGTTTTTAAGTGTCAAAAACTGGTACAGACAGAAACGAGCCACTAGTGGCTCGTTTTGTAATCTGGTATAAAAAATTATCTGTGGTGATCGTCCTGCCCAGAACGCTTACTTACAAAGACGTTTAATCTTTCTGCTTCCTGTATTACTTCCTCAGTAGTGGGCATGTCATCGGAATTTTTTGCACGAGCTTGTAAAATCTCTCTGGCTTCACGAACCAAATCCAGACGTATTTCATAAGGTGTTTTGTTTGACATAATTAAATTTCCTGATACTACGTTATACTACTTTGCTAGGACTCTCCTCCCAGTGTGGTATTTATTATTATACCAGGTTATAGATAACAGGCGTGTTATTATGCGCCAACAAATATGGTACTTGAGCTAATTACTTGGTGACCACAAGAAGCTATGTCTCCATTGCGGACAACTCCACGGCCCATTGCTATTACAGTAGCACTGCCTGATTTAATCTCTGATTTAGCATGTGGAGGTTCTCCGTGAGGAGTAACAACATCAGATATTGTACTTACTGGGGATCCCTCAGCCATAACTGTGGGTGCTCCAGGTCCGACGATTGGTGCCCCGCCGACTAGTGTTCCTGCTCCCCCTAACTTTGCTATCATTGTCATAATACTATTTATGCTTTATAGACTGAAGGAATCTTCACCCAGATTTGCAGGACCTTCAGAAGTGGGCTCTGCCAGGGTCTCCTCACGGAAACCTTCAGCTGCATCTGTCATGCTTTGTACAATACTTAGTACATGTCTGGTAGGCAATCCAATGATGTCATCTTGTCCAGTAAGTGTGTATGGCAACATCATGATTTGGCCGCCAGCATCTAGTGTGACTACTCTTAGACCGTGAAGTTCTAGTATTGTTTTATTTAGGGCTAAACCTTCCAGCTTGCCCATGAGTTCCTCGCCCACAATCGTACGGATAGTAACTATTTCGCCCACTAATTCTTCTGTGCTTTTCATATTTCACCTAATTGTGTTGTGTCTATGTTTTCTTTGTCTAAATATTCTCTGAGTCCTTGAAATCCACCTTCCACAAATAGTTTTCCGTCCTGGTAGATCTGAGGCATTGTTCGGTGTCCTTGTGAGATCATAAACATTTTTAGATCTTCATTGTCTTCCACATTTACTTCTTCGTAAGCTATGTCATGGTTATTTAACAATGCTTTGGCCATCTGACAGAAGCCGCAGTTGTTCTTGGTGTATACTATTAACATTATAAACTCATACCTTTGAATGTGTCTTCTGTGACGTCTTGTTTTGTACCACCAATTACATAACTAGTGATCTCTGTTTCCTGTGGTGCTACTTGTACCTCGCCACCGTGTATCCACTTTTCTGTCCAGGGCAATGGGTTTGCTGCTGTGGTAGTATAGGGTGCCGTGAGTCCCACTGCTCGCATACGCTTTGCGGCGATCCACTCCACATATTGCTTGAGAAGTTCGGCATTTAGCCCAATCATGGATCCGTCAGCAAACAAATAATCGGCCCAGGCCTTCTCCTGCTCTATGGCATCCATGAACATTTCAATACAATCTGCTTCGCACTCCCTGGCAATCTTTGCATAGTCCTTGTCGTCGGTGGGCAGGAGCTTGAGCATCTGCTGTGTGCTAGCCATGTGGATGTTCTCGTCCCGAGCAATGAGTTTAATGATCTTAGCGTTGCCCTCCATCTTCTTGACTTCTGCAAATGCCCATGAACACGCAAAACTCACATAAAATCTCACACCTTCCAAAATATTTACAGCCATGATTGCCAGATACAATGCCTTTTTGTGCTCATATGTACCGTGCGCATTGCTGTCTTGATAAGCAATTAAATTATCATAATAGTGACTGATATTGTCTGCACACTCCATGATCTGTTTTATACTCAGCATTTCGTCGAAAATTTTGCTGGGGTCAGCATAGATGTTACGAATAATATGAGTATATGATCGACTATGTATGGTCTCTGAAAATGCCCAGGTCTCAATCCAGGTTTCCAACTCTGGCAGACTCACCAGAGGAAGAAAAGCAAGGTTTGGAGAGCGTCCTTGTACGCTGTCCAGGAGGATTTGTCGTTTTAGATTACTAGTAAAGATGTGTTGTTCGTGACTAGTGAGATCTTTAAAATCTTTGCTGTCTCTGGCGATATCAACTTCTTCTGGTCGCCAGAAGAATCCCAGTTGCTTATCTGTTAATTTATCAAATGTGCGATATTTCAATGTATCGTAACGCTGAACATTTACGCCACCATCCAGGAACATTTTACTCTCTGTGTGATGTTTTTTTCTTTTTGTATTAAATACTGTGCTCATGTAATACCCTTGTGTTTGTGTGGTTACTTATCGGATGCCTGCCCTGAGTAAAAACATAACAGATCTAAATTTTACAGGATTCGCAGTCCTCATCGTCCAATACAGTTGTAGTTGGCTCTGGAGCATCGAACTTGTCCACATCAATTTCACCTTGTCCGTCAAAAGTATTATTGTAGTAGAGTTGCTTGCCACCGTACTTGTAAAACATTACGATGTGCTGTAGTAATACACTCATGGGGATTTTTTCGTCATCATAGTGTTCGGGATTGTATGAAGTATTGACACTGATCCCCTGGTCAATAAACTTTTGTAATACTGCACAGATTTTGAGATAGCCTTCGGGACTCCTCTGATCCCATAATAAATCATATTTGTTCTTTAGTCTGTGATACTGTGGTACCACCTGTTTTAGCACACCATGTTTGCTTTGCTTAATACTCACATAACTTCTGGGAGGCTCAATACCGTTGGTGCTGTTTGAAATTTGCGCAGATGTTTCTGCAGGCATAAGTGCCATCAATGTGCTATTCCGGATGCCATACTTTAGGAGGTCTGCTCTGAGTGTATCCCAATCCATTTTATAGTTGGGTTCGGCTAATTCGTCCACCTCTGTTTTGTATGTATCTATGGGTAACACGCCCATGCCGTACTTTGTCTCCTTGTTACCTGGACATGCACCATTCTCCTTAGCAAGCTGCACACTACTCTGAATTAGATAGTATGACCATGCTTCTGTCCACTCATGAACTAAATCTAAATCAGGGTTCTGATATGTGCTATCGTGTTTAGCTAACCAGAACGCAAAGTTTATAATGCCTATGCCCAGGGGCCTGCGTTTCTGAGTAGCTAGTTCTGCGGCCAGAACTGGATATTTTTGATAATCTAACAGGGCATCCAGACCCCGTACCGCCAGATCGCAAGTGTTTTTAAAATCTGAAGGTTTGCGGATATTCCCCCAGTTTATAGCACTTAATGTACACAGAGCAATTTCCCCCTCTGTGTCACTGGTATCCCTCAAGGGCTTTGTGGGTAAATCTATTTCACAGCACAAATTGCTCTGGTGTACGGGTGCAATTTTCTCATCAAAACTTCCATGTGTGTTGGCATGATCTACATTCATTAAATATAATCTACCAGTATCCTTGCGCTCTTGTACAAACTGACTAAACAAATCCACTGCTTTAATTGTCTTTTTTCTGATGTGAGTGTTGCGTTCTGCTCGCTCATATAGCTCAGCAAACTTATCCTGATCATTAAAGAAGGTTTCATACAGACCTGGAACATCTGCAGGGCTAAACAAAGAAATGTCCCCACCACTAAGTAGTCTTTGATACATCAACTTGTTAAATTGGACACCATAATCCATGTGTCTTACTCTGTTGTCTTCTGTTCCCTTGTTGTTTTTAAGTACAAGGAGGTCTTCGACTTCGAGATGCCATATTGGGTAGTATAGTGTCGCCGCTCCACCCCTAACTCCACCCTGGGAACAACTTTTAACGGCACTCTGAAAATGTTTATAGAATGGTATGACACCAGTATGAGTAGCATCCCCGTTACGAATAGCGCTACCAATGGCACGGATACTACCAGCGCCAATACCGATGCCAGCCTTTTGACTAACGTATTTAACGATGGAACTTGAAGTTGCATTGATGGAATCCAGTGAGTCATCGGTTTCAATCAGCACACAACTACTAAACTGTCGCTGTGGTGTTCTTACTCCAGCCATAACGGGCGTGGGCAGACTCAGGTCGAACCTGCTGATTGCATCATAGTATTCTTTTACATAGTAAAGGCGAGTATCTCTGGGATAATCTGCAAACAAAGTTGCGGCAATCATAATGTAAGCTACTTGTGGAGTTTCAAATACTTCGCCCGTAGCACGATTTTGTACCAGATACTTGCCACGGAATTGTTCCATGGCTGCATATGTTAAATCATTATCACGGCTGTGATCTATGTATGACTCTATCTCATCGAAATCTGCTTTGGTATACTTTTCCATGATGTCCGAATCATAAAAACCCCGGTCGATATTTGCCTGAATTATTTCGCACAGACAAGGCGGGTCAAATACTCCATATACCTGCTTGCGCAAGTGGTAATTTACTAATCTGCCAGCAACATACTGATAATTTGGGGTCTCCTCAGATATTAAGTCTGCGGCACTCTTAATCAGAGTTTCCTGAATATCTGAACTTTTTATACCATTATAAAATTGTATGTGACTTTTTATTTCCACCTGGCTGGGACTTACTCCGGAAATACCGTCACAAGCATGGAATACAACTTTGTGAAGTTTATCTAGGTTGAGATCCTCTTTGGACCCGTCTCTTTTGATGATCATTATGCTTTTGGGAGACACTGGTAATCCTTATTATGTGTGTAACTATTCTACTGTATTATACTTATCCTGTCAACCAAATAGTTTATCAGGCTGTATAATATGCTGATCTAAAATAATACTGTTCTGTATTACATACTTATCTGATACGATTTTTCCAGGTATGAAATTATAGCAATTTCCATTGTCCTGTAATATGAGACCTTCTCTGCCAGTGATATGATTACTTACAGCAATTAATTTTATCTCTGAATCAGATGTGTGCCCAAAATGATGTAATGTAGCAGCAATGACCAGCGTCAAGCCGCTTTGACAAAGCATGCCTTCCTCAATAATGTCGAAAGTATTTGGCCAAGTATTGGGAGAATAATAGTCTACATATCTGGATTTGATATCAACATTACCAAAAGCTTCTATAACAGATTTTTTATCTGGGTGCCGTTGTCTGAAATTTCTAAATACCCTAAGACGATCTCTGCCGGTGTGATGTTTTTCGAACAATGATTATCCCAAGCTATTCCAACGTCGTACCAAGTATCTCATAGTCAATATTTGGGGCATTCTGTTAAAGGCTTGGAGCCTAACATTTACACCATCATTTATTACTCTGAGATGCAATGCTGGAACAGCATCGCCGTCAGAACTTTTTACAAACTCCTGCATATTTAAGTCAGCCATTTCTGAACTATTATCCTGAAACACAACATCGCCCACTCCCAAACTAAAGTCCTGTCTGGCAGATATAAACAACGTTCCGACCTTTTGATAACCATCTCCGCTTGCACTTTCGAATTCTGCTTCTCTTATGGTATACTCCAAAACATAGGTGTCATAGTCACTGGTATTGAATACTGCACCCACAACATCCTTCCACTGTGAAGGACTTATTTCAGTAGGGCTGGGTGTAGATGGTCCTTGTGGAATTGCTTGCTCAGCACCATTTAGATCTACATAGGTTACTGTTTTATCACCAATGGTAAGACCAGTTTTCAATTCAATTTCTAGGTTACTTTTGATGTTTACTAGTCCACGTATATCAGATGTACTCTGTTGGAAATATAACTGATTAACAACTTCATTAAAGGCTAATGCTTCTTCTCTGCTTGCGAAAGTAAGTTCCTGGAATGTTTCGTCAAATGGCAGTGTATATTTTTTAATTACTGACTTTGTAGCAGGGTTGGTACTATATGTTTTACCAACTGCAACATTGTTTATGATGGGGCAATCTGCTTGGGCCAATAAATCTGCAAACCAATCTTCTAATTTAGCCTTGTAAGTGTTGGATTCGTCATATTTTCCTGGTGACAATCCCAGTAATCCCGCAGTACCGCATTCGTCTGGCACAATTTCAAAAGTAGTATAAGCACTAGTGACCGCAGGGTTTAAAGTAATCATGATCTTATTGGGATTTCCCTGGCTGTCAACTTCACCTGGCACAAATTGCATCAGAGGCCAGTCATTTTGGCTATTAACCATTGCTACAATATTATTTAGATTAGTTACACCACTGAGATCAAAAATAAGAGTATCGTCCAGATAAAATTCATTGGCAACCATATTACCAAGATTTGGATAATGGCTCAGAGTTACATTAGATTGAATTGGTGTATCTGATTCAATAAAAAATGTATTTACTGTGCTGGTACTCCATAATTCGTTTTGTGTTGCTAATTTATCTTCCAGAGATTGGTTAATGTCTTTTACTGTATTAGAGATCTGACTTGTATTGCTAGACCCAGTTATAGTAATATTGCTGTAACCGTTGGTGTTATTGTAGTTGCTAAATTTACTAAAGACTTGAACCACATTTCCACTAGCAGGCATTAAATTCCCACCAGCATCCAGTTTTCCATATCCCCAATTAATGTAATGTGTAAGATTGTTTTTAATTTCATTGGCTACAGCATCAGTCTCAAAAGGGGACATGAAGGTTGTGATTTCTTTGTAATGACCACAGTCCTCAGCCCATATCTCTCCATTAATTTTTGTGCCGTTATTGGGATATACCTTTACTCTGAAAAACATATCATCCACTGTGACGTTTCCAGTGATCATTTTGAAGAAATGACCATTTGTACCACTGCCGGCTGCAATAATGCCCTGAGCAAGTGGACCAGTAATGGTAATATCACTTGCAGAACCTCCCACAATAACCTCTGTCACTGGAAAGTGAGTAAATCCATTATCAGCGATATCCACAGTGACAGTGGAATTACTTTGGTCAATACTAGATATTATCCAGGAGTTCGATGTTAACCAATTATCCCCGGCGCCAGTATCACTCTGACTTAGAGAAATAATATTACTGGGCGAAGCCAGACTAAATTCTGCTGTATCTGTTACAGGTATTTCCAATAAATTTGCAGTTTGCAATATGTTACCGCCACTGGGCAACCTGTCTGATACAGCATTGCCTGGAGTAACCAATACTAAATCACACAGGCCAGTAATACTAGTAGGGTTGCTAATAGTTGCACTCAGCGCTCTGGGCGCAACGTGCTTAAATTCTAAACCTATGTAGCCTGACCCTGAAGTGTCGGAAATCTGGATTAAATCTGTATCAATCTGATCCCATGCAGGAATATCGTAGGCATTGTAAAAACTGGGAAAGGCAGTGCCTGCATAAAAACCCTCCTGGTTGCCTCCACTGCCACCGTTGCGGTTACTTAATAATTTAATAATAGCATCTTTGTCATAATAACTCACTGTGATTTCTTCACTGGGTTGTGGTGTTGATCTGAATACTAAATTATGACTAGTTGTTCCATCTGGATTAGCCTGATCGAAAATATAATCCTCTGCCGCAAGTGTTGTATAGGTAGCGAAATTATTGCCTAGCTGGATAGTGCTATTTCTTTTTACATATAGATCAGTAGCTGTAAATGTATTATTTGTCATAATACTTTTAACATTATTTGTAGTTGTAACTGAATTGCTGAAAACAGGATTGGTATCTACCCCAGTTAGCCTTATACTAGCAGGTAGCCAATTAAAAGAATTTGTTGCTCCAGAAGGTTCACCCTTGGCATATTTTTTAAATGGAAAAGTAAAATATACTATCTGATTGCTCATGATAGCATTTGCTGTTTCCACAGCGCCAGTGGTATTTTCATACACGCTGGTCTTGTTATATGCCGGTGCTTGCTCTGGATCTGCACCAATGTAAAGTTGTTGACTGTCTACTGTAAAACCAAATTCACCAGGACGCAACGGCTGTGGTAAGTCTTGCTTAAGACCACGTCTCTGTTGCATTCTGCCTATGATAGTTTGATTTTCGTCGTTATATGGATCCGCCACGGAAAACTCCTATGTTATCCGTGTATTTATCCTTAAGAGCTATTTAGATTCTGGAATAATAATCCTGAATCCTTTGACCCCACATCGACTTAAATTTTGTGAGTTCCTGACCAGAAACTATATAATCTTTAAATTTATTGTCACGATCAACCATCAAAATAGCTACCTGGTCGATTCCTGAGTCGAACATTTCGTTGTGTGCAAGTGTATATGCCGCACCCTGCATGAAATAATCGTCGATCCACTCACGCTTTTTGAGCTTTTTGGCGGTCTTGAAGTCGATGATGCTGGGTACACCGTTGTACATGCCCACACAATCTGCGGTACCTGCGTACAAACCACGTGCAATCAAGCCCACTTCTATGCCCCAAATTTCAGACACGTTGCTCAGACCCTTGTCTATCATCTCTGACGTCATGGATTTAGCCATGGTGCTTACCAAATTGTTGCCGAATGTGTCCCATTCCTCTCCCAGAGCGTACTTCTCCAGGGCATTATGGACTTTGGTACCCAAACCCGCCGACTCACGACTAATGCGATTAGCCTCAGCATCGCCCACTCGTTTGCGCCATTCAAACAGTGCAGTCTTGTCCCCTGTTTCTGACAGTATGGTAGTCACACTAGGCACAGGTGTATCACCATCTGTGTAGTGACGGACGCCTGAGATCATCTCACGGTCCAGTTTGGGGTATGTGTATTTGTCTATTACTAATGTCATGTGTCTATTTTATACTAGATTGCTGGGTTTGTCAAATGTCACGGCCATTGGCATACAGTGCCTTGGCAATGGGAAAGCGTGGCACACCATCTGGAGTGCGAGTAAAGTACTGTACAGTAACCTGTCCTCCCACATACTTGTCACGCTCTAACAAGAGCTGTCTAGCAAAGTCCTGGTTGCCTGCTAAGCCTGATCCACATTCCCTGCCGTCCTCTAAACGGAAGATCACACGCTTAGCATAGCCCGCCCAGTTGCCTTTGCCTTCCTCAATGCTGATGATCTCAAACTCTGAATCCTCAAAATCCTTGCGCTTTAGTAAGCCGTTGCTACGCTTTTGCTCATACATTCTGTCCTCGCGTATAATACCACCCTCGTAGCCCTGTTCCACGTGCATGCCAAACAATGCATCAACATCATCTTCCATGACCGCACAGTCAGTTTGCACATAATTTAAACACTGGTCCTGGTTTTTGAGTACCTGCTCCAACGCATAGCGGCGCTCAGAGTAAATGTCATCACAGCTGGGCATGTCATACACATGAAACTCCACCATGTTACGACTATCTATTAAATCTTCGTCTGTGGGTTTGGTCTTACGTACCAGACTTATGATTTGGTTAAAGTCGTCTTTGAGTTTATGGTTATATAACTCCCCATCCAATACTAAATCATGATCAGTTTCAAATAGCGGGCCAAGTGCTAGTTCAATGTGAGGACAAGCTACAATCTGCTTGCCAGTGCGACTCCACAAGCCATCTCTGTTGGCAATACATCTAACACCATCAAGCTTGGGTTGAACATACACAGGATATTCAGTCTTCCCCTTACGGTCTTCCCATTTAGTTGCTAGCATAGGCTTAAAAAATCTAGCCTTAGTCACGTCATTGATATCAGTGTGGTACTCACCGTCCAGACGCTTGGTGTACAAGGCGTCTACTTCTGCTACTGCTTGTTCATTAGCAGTAGTGGCATTGATGCGCCCCACATTCTTTGCGAACGTTTGCTTCCACTCAGATGTCACATGTTGCCCATCAATTAATCCACTCACAGTGCGAAATCTGTCACCGTCTATTTCCATGCGCCATTCACGAACCTTGCCTTTGCTGTCTAACTTATATAATGTCTGTCTGACTATCATTTTATGCAGCCTCGCAATCAGTGTAAGTGACAATGTCAGCTAATTTAGTAACCAGATCGCGGCCATAATCTGTAAACAGTATACCCTGTGACCACACAAAACTCTCTACACACTGATATGAGTAAAAGGGCTCAGCGTCAGTCAACCATCTAAGGGCAGTAGCTCTGTTACCAGCACCCATGGAGATGGTGTTCTGAATGCTTTGCTCAAAGGACTCCACAGCCTGATTCTCCTGGACCTTTTCAGCTTCTATAGCCAGAGTAACTGCCTCGCCCAGGCGATCAGCTTCAGCCTCGAGCTGAGTCACAGTCCAGTCTGAATAGTTGTAACCACGGGGACGGAAGCCATATGCATCCTTGTGCGCATCTGAAATGTATGAAATCAAAGCATCACGCTCATATTGTTCGATAGTGAAAATACCTACTCTGGCCCAGTGTGCTGGGTCCGAAACTGTGGTAGTATAGAAGGTCCAGCCCTCTGATTCAGCACGAGCAATATGCTTGGCGTTAGTCTGTTCGATGTGAGCTTGGAGTGCCAATTGATCTGATGTAAATGATACCATGGTTGATGCCTTCAACTATTTCTTTAGTATGTATATATTATAGCACAGAATGATCAGACGTCAAGCTCTAAGTTGCTGATTTTGTTACAGAAAGAAAAACCCGGCAAAACCGGGCTCTTTGGGTCTGGTGCTTTTAATATTGTTGGCCTGCCGGCCCAAATCTACTCACCGTCAAATCACCCACATCTGTGCTGTTAGCATCACTTGCAAATGGGAATTTCTCAATTACATTACTAAGACTATCACCCCAACCTGCAGAAGTATAACCACTTGCAGTTGATGACTGGCCCGTATTATAATATGTTGCCCTCGTTAAATCACCCACATCCGTGGCATTACCATCACTAGCAAATGGAAACTTGTCGATTGTGTTGACTACACCTATGGTTGTATTACCACCAGATGTATACCCACTTACAGTGGAGGATTGTCCTGCTGGACCCAATCTAGCAAGTGTTACATCACCCACATCCGTGGCGTTACTATCACTCGCAAATGGGAATTTATCAATTATATTTTTATTACCAGGGGAAAGACCTGGGTCACTGCCACTTGATGTGTACCCATTGGCTGATGATGTCTGCCCAGCAGTATAAAATCTAGCTACTGATAAATCTCCCACATCAGAGGCATTACCATCACTGCTAAAAGGGAACTTATCGATTGTGTTATTAGTTGCCGGAGCACCACCACCTGAAGTATAAGCACTTGCTGAGGAAGACTGGCCCGCTCCAAAACGTCTAGCCACTGTCAAATCCCCTACATCAGTTGCATTGCCATCAGTTGCAAATGGAAACTTTCCTATTGTGTCAATACCACCAGGCCCGCCACCCGATGAATAACCACTTACTGAGGATGACTGACCTGCATTGCCATTTGTAGCCTGTGTCAAATCCCCTACATCAGTGGCATTACTATCACTCGCAAATGGGAATTTCTCAATTATATCGTAATAACCATTAATGGGATCATAGCCACCTGATGTATAACCATAGTTACTGCCCTGGAACGAATACGAGGGTGTGGGTGCTGGACTTGAACTGCCGGGTGCTAAATTTAAACCACCACTTAGTTGTACTCCACCTGAAATTTGCATTATTTCCCCTTTTTAAAATTTAATTTTGTAAATATATTATCCCTGTTGACCTGTGGCCATGGTTCTGATCAGAGTCAAGTCGCCCACATCTGAAGCATTACTGTCTGACGCAAAAGGAAATTTTTGGATTTGATCCAAATTACTAGCGTATCGGCCGCCTGATGCATATCCGTTGTCTGCACTGGATTGACCAGCAGTATTATTTAATTGTGCATTTAAATCTCCTACATCAGTGGCATTGCTGTCACTTGCAAAAGGAAATTTATCAATTACATTACTATAACCACCACCATAGCCACCAGAAGTATAACCATGGGTGCTACTGGATTGACCTGAAGAACCATGTCTGGCTAAGGTTAAATCGCCCGAATCTGTGGCGTTGCTATCTGATGCAAATGGGAATTTGTCAATAACATTAATTACAGGCTGGCCACCTGATGCATATCCGTTGTCTGAGCTTGATTGCCCGGCGCGTTCGTCCACAGAAACTGTGCAATCTCCCACATCTGTAGCATTGCCGTCACTTGCAAAACTAAACTTGTCAATAACATTTGTTGGATTACCGTCATGCCCTGCTGATGAGTAGCCGCTCACACTGCTAGACTGACCTGCAGCCGCTTTGCGGGATACAGTAAGATCCCCAACGTCAGTTGCATTGCCATCCACACTGAAACTAAACTTATCAATTACATTAGTGGTTGGGTTACCGCCAGAGTTGTATCCGCTAAGACTACTTGATTGGCCAGCAGTGGCGTATCTTGCTACTGTAAGATCTCCAACATCAGTGGCATTGCCATCTGACGCAAATGCAAATTTATCTATCCTGTTTGTGCTTGGCCCGTTTGGAATAGCAGGGTCAAAGCCACCTGAAGTATATCCAAAACTAACACTGGGTGATCCACCACTGCCACCACCGGGTGCTAAATTTACACCACCACTTAGTTGTACTCCACCTGAAATTTGCATTATTTCTCCTTTAAATTATTAGTATTGCGTGCCTGAGCCCAGCATCTGACCTGCTAACAAATCTCCCACATCTGTTGCGTTTGCATCGGCAGTGAATGAAAACTTTTCAATAGTATTGTAGTAATTTAAATTATCATCCGTGCCACCTGCACTATATCCACTAGCAGTGCTTGATGTTCCAGCCGCGGATTTTGTGGGCTGTGTGATATCAGCAACGTCAGATGCATTGCTATCTGATGCAAAAGGAAATTTCTGTATAAAGTTTTTCATAGGATAATTTGGAGTGCCGACACCACCAGACGCATATCCATTATCTGTGCTTGAGTGCCCAGCCGCATTTCTCACTGCCTGTGCTAAATCCCCCACATCAGTAGCGTTGCCATCAGATGAGAATGAAAACTTTTCAATTACGTTAGCAGGTGAGGGGTTATTACCTGATACATAACCATGATCTGTGCTTGACTGGCCGGCGCCACCCTGAGATATATTTCTGGTCAAATCACCTACATCAGTAGCGTCGCCGTCACTTGCAAATGGAAATTTTTGTATGGTGTTTACATAGGAATTAGATGGTGGATAACCACCTGATACGTATCCATTGTTAGTACTGGAAGCACCTGTGGTATGATTATTACTGGTTAATAAATCACCTACATCTGAAGCATTTGAGCCGCTAGTAAAGCCAAATTTCTGTATGGTGTTTGTGCTAGTACCTCCAGCTTGTCTACCCCCAGCCAAATAACCACTTGTGCTACTTGATTGTCCTTCCGATGATGCTATTGACCTTGCACTTACCAAGTCTGCAACATCAGTAGCATTGCCATCGCTAGTGAAGCTAAATTTTTGTATAACATTTAAATGTGTTGACCCACCATCGGGTGTGCCACCAGCATTAAATCCAAAGTTACTACCTTGAAATCCTCCGCTGGGTGTTGGACTTGGTGACGATCCGCCTGCTGGCAAAATATTCATTCCACCTTGTATTGTTACTCCTGATATTTGCATTGCCATTTATTTCTCCTATCAATTACCAATTAATGTTCCACACCAGTGTATCGGTTGTGGTGGTATTAACAGTTACTCTGATGTTGTAACCTAAATTATAAAAATGCTGTTCCACTGTTTGTACTTCTGCTACTTTTGTAGCATCATTTGTAACACCATAATACGCATTGTAGTATGCATTGCTAGTAGTCATAGTAGTACCACTGCTAACTTGTACACTGAGATTGCCTGATTGCACTTCTGTGATTATGGAAGTTTCTATGTCACTTACTTCGGTGTGAATAATCACTGAATTCAGACTTCGATGTCTGGCGTCTTGCGCATCATAAAATGTATTAACAGGCACAGTTGTCATTTTTTAATATCCTTCATGGCTTGATCACTAGCAATTTTTTCAACGTCCACACCTGTATCAGTGCCATCCTCTGGCTCACGTGCATCATAATCTGACTGCACAACGCCGGAAGGTATTTCGTCCTTGGTTGTGATCATTTTCTTGTCCTGGCTGCTAGTAAATCCTGACTGATCAAGTGCGAGTATAAGTTCATCTGTGCCAACATTGTAGCCTGATCTTCTGAGCATATCCTGAACCGTTCGAGTGGGTATCTTTGTGATATCGTCAGCCATTGCCATGCTAATGATATCAGAAACTGCTGATACCAGATCTTCCTGAGGATTTACTATGTCAGCCGAAGGGGAATCTAACACTCCCATGTCCTCAAAGAGTTCTGTTAAACGCATTATACTTCTGCGCGGCCCAGGGGTTCGGATTCGGGTCCCGAAGCTGCTGGTTCATTGGTATCTGCTGGAGCATCTAAGCCTAGATCATCACTAGCATCAGCTGGGGCATCCATGGCGTCCATGGCACCAGTATCACCCAAGCCACCCATGTCACTAGCAGGTGCTTCGCCACTCAGTGACATTACCTGGCTATCAATTGCAGTTTTGCATGCTTTAGCACCTTCCAAGTAACTGCCCAGTGTGTTGCTCATGGTATCTGAAAATTGTTGTGCTTGTGATGCACCTTGCTCTGCTCTCATCTGATCAGCAATAGCAGGAACGTCTTTGTTCATCATGTCTGAAATTCGCTCGATCTGACTCTGAACATCATCAGCTAAACTACGAACAGCCATAACAACTTCTGCCTGCTCCACATCAACTTCCTCGTTGAGGATGCTGTCAATCAAATCATTAAACATACCAACATCGCCTTTAATAGCGGCTTCCTGAGCTTCTGTAACTGGAAACTTTTCACCGTCAAGCTCGAACTCTTTCTTGCCTTGTAACTTGGCTTGCTTTGCAGCGTAGATAAATTTATTTTCACTTGCTACCTTACGTCCAAACATCTGAATGCCATTGGCCATGTCAGCTTCATTTAAACCATTCAGGAACTCAACGATTGCCTGTGGAGCTTTGCCTGCTACTTCAGCAAACATTGAGATCTTTTCAGCAATGGCACTCAGCGTTTCAGTGTCCTCTACTTTCATGTTGAGCTCTTTAGCCATTTCAGCAATCAGAGCATCTGTCATGTTGCTAGCAGCATCATACTCGACCAATGCGGGGTCATTGGCTACTTCATACTCTGCTACATATTGCGTAGCGGCGCTAGCAATAATGGGGCTCATTACATCTTCAGCAAATGCCCAGGTACTGTTCATTCTGGCACGATTCATGGTCTCTGCGCAGGCGTCATTTTTGCTATAGCCAGCATCCATGAGTTCCTGAATAGTTGTTCTGAGACTATTGGCCATGGCTTCATAAGCAGGAGACTTCACATAGTTTCCTTCATTGATCATGGTCTCAGCTGCATCACGCAATCCCAGGAACTTAATGTATTCTGGATCCAGATGAAACTTCTTTTGACTACCACGGATCTGTATTAGTGCCCGATTGGCAGTCTCCATGACTCGTTCCAGCTTTTTGCGCTCAGGTGCGCTGTTTAGTTTAATACCAAACTGTTCTTTTAAGAGTTTATTCATTTTGCCCAACTTGGTCTGACCAGTTGGATTGAAATCGGTAATGTTCATTTTATATCCCCGTTAGATAATTTATATGACTATTTATCTAATTAGTATATAGAACTCATCTTGGAAATTGCATCTTCCATGTGTATTTGACTATCAATTATCCGGTCATGCATAACTAAACGCCGATTTAGATCTGACGTATTTTTTATGATGTTATTGTAGAAAAGTATCTGTTGTTGGTGATGATTGTATATTTTCATTAAAGGTTCTAAACGGATATTTACCGACAATGGCGTAGTATGCTCACGATTTAATCCTTTGGTAATTAAATCAGCTACTTGATAATTAGGTAAATTTTTAACCACACTTTTATTTGTGCTTACATCTGCGATTGCATACACATTATAATGCTTTTTTACAGCGTATACTGTTTTTTCAGAGAGTTTATTATGGAGATCTCTGAGTTTTTTAGCCAGTTTTTTAGAGTCTGATTTCCGTTGAGAACGCTCTGTATCCTGTTTTTTCATGGTTGTCAATTTTTTCCAGTACATTTTTTTGCACAAGCTGTTCTGCATTGTGTTTATCAGCTTCGGTAAGACTATTTACTGACACAAAGTCGTGACATTTAATTTTATCGAATACTCTGGCTTCAATATTATTAATGAATGTCAGGTATCCCTGATTGGTTGATACTGTTCTCATGATTTTTTACCAGATTTTTTCTTACAGGTACCGTCTTTGTTTGTGCCATGCTTGCAACGTTTTTTACTGGGTCTGACATAATTAAAGTATGGTCTACGAATCACAGATCCCAACGGATAAATTACTGTGCTCATGTTTCCTGATGAGGTATTACTATCTGAATTATTGCTTCCTGAACTGTCAGAATTAGATTCACTATCAGTTGACCCGCTATTGTCCACATTGTTGCTATTACCAGTATCAGTGCCAGCATCTGCAACATTACCACTAACACCTGATGCGCCTTGTTCCTCATGGAGTGGCTCCTGAATTTTATATTCCAATATTTCAAAAATCTTCATTATGTTTGTATTTATTAATTCTTTGTGAGATTTCACAGTATAGAGTACCCACGTTTGGTCTATCATAAACATAACTGCCATAGGGATCGAGACTAAAATTTCTGCTACCTGTTGTGCTAGGAATTATTGTGTTTTGTGACAAATCGGGCGATTTGGACGGTATACTGATCCCGTTGCGTAAATAAGTAGTAAGCCCCATGTTGCATCTCAGATAGTGATTAGTGGTGTTAGTAAAACGCCAGGCGCCATGGTCATACTGTGTGACTTTTACATAGGTAGTTATATCATTGGTAGCGTACACAGTGATTGGCAGTAGTATTGCAATTAGATATTTTATATCAAAGCACACAACTCAGGATTTTTTCCTCTTACTATTACCCTTACGCATGTTTAGCAACCAGTGTGCTCGCTTGCCTTTTGCGCCGCCTGATTTGCGGGCACTCTTTAACTGAGCATCTGTAGCATTAGCAGGTATACCTTTTTGTGCTTTGTTGCCCTCTGCCACATCTGGCTGTGATGTTATTTCATAAAGTCTCATGTGAGTAACCTCTGGTTTACTACTTCCCAATCCACTGCCTTCCAGAAGTTAGTCAGATACTTTGACTTGTCTGAACCGTAGTCAGTAAACCAACTATGTTCCCACCAGTCTATGAGCATTGCTATGTCTGAACGTATGGCATGATTTTTAATAGTTTTGATATCACCGTTGCGAGCCATATATACCCAGCCACTTCCCTGTATGGACATTGCTACTTTAGTGACTTCTGACTTGAACTCATCATAACTGCCATACTTTGAGTTGATAAGCATTAAACTAGTACCTCTGGGATTGTTGGATCCAGCAGGCTCCTTTAGTTGTGGGAAATAGATGTTGTGTAAAAAAGCCCCAGCCTGGTTAAAATCAGGATCGCCCTCACCTGTGTTGAATCTGTCTACATAACCCTTGGCAAGTTTACCGTAGTGGATATCAATGCTTTCTTTACTCAGAAATGGTTCGTAGTCTGAGCGATCTGCCTGGAGTCTCTCCAGTGCAAGTTTTTGTTTTTGTTCATTTAGCTGAGTCAGTCTCATGTTTACACATCTTATTGCTAGCGTAGTTTTCCAACAGGCATGGACACAACCCATGTATGATCAAAGCAAATGCCATTGTCCAAGCATGGGCTAGGTGTCCTAAATATGTCTTATTTACATCCATCAAGTGTTCCTTAATATTTTCTGAGATTTTCACAGTGCTGATTTATTTAATGTTAACTGAGCCCATTGCTCTCTTCCTG